GGCGTTTGTTTTTACTCTGTGTAATTGGGCTTATTATTGAGGTATCAATTGGAATACCATCATAAGCATCACCCATCCCTTCAAAATCAATCATTAAGTCAACTTTATCAACATCAAATTCGCCTTTACTATTTAGTGCTTTAGATAATTGTTTAAATGCTTTATCCTCCATCTTTTGAATATTTATTTTTCCTTTTGCTAGTTTAGAAGCTGTTTCTTTTAATGAATTATATTCTAATGGAACAGATAATGTTGCGGCAGCAGGAATATAATATTTTGGAATTTCAATAAGACCTTTGCGAATTATAGAAGAAAACTTAATATTAGCAACTATCAATACTAATGTAATTACGAGTAATAGTATAAATAGTAATATATTACAAAATAATATAAATCCCCTTTCCACATTTGTTTTAAATTCTTTATTTGGTTCATCGCTACATTCGGTTTCTCTTTTTTGCCAACTAGAAAGCAAAACAATATTATTAGAAATAACATCTTGAAACCACCTTAAAAACAATTGTATTATATAATATGATAATGATATAATAAATATTGCTCTCATTACAGGCCATTCTTGTAAAGCATAAGTAAGTTCAATAATTGCTTGTTGAGCATCGGGGTTATCTATTTGATCTGTTACACTACTAAGAGCGTCTTGAATATTTGTCTGTTTAGTATAACCAGGTCTTAAACCAAAACCTGAAGTTACAGCACTAAATCCATCTTTTACCATTTTTAAAATAAAGTAAAATACTACAAAAATAGATGATATAACTAAACATAAATGCATAAAAAAATCTACTAATTTTCCCCACCAAGGAATATCAAAAACTTGATTGCTGTCAACACAATGCATTTCATAACCCGCCTTTGAGATGCCACTAAATATAGCAGACATTAAAGTAAAAATTATTACTATTATGGTTGTACATAATACTTGCGCAATAATAAATGGAACACTATTATTGTCTAGCAAATTATTTATAAAGTCAAAAACTTTATTAATCAATTTCATTATATTAGTTCTTAATTTATCACCCCCTCCTTGTTGTAAATCTGCAATAGTATGTTTTGTAGATTTACGTATAGGAGAACTATAGTCAAATTTACTCACAACTTTATCCACATTTACAGAATTATTTGGAATAACTAGTGAGCAATACGTAAGATTAAATGTTATAAGCATACAAATAAAAGTTGTTATTAAGTGAACAAGACCATAAACATTGCGCGCAGCATTTTTAAATTTATATCCTGAACCGAATGCTATTACACCAGCAATTCCTAAAATTATAAATATTATTGTTATAATACTATATATAAGAGGTAAAAGTGCGAAAATAGAGTTAGTGGTTTTATTTATGCCACAAATAAAGTCAAATGTAGATTTATAACCCATTTATAAACTAATATAAATATATATAATTATTTTTGTCAATTAATCCCAATTAATATTTTCTAATTGTTTTAAATTGTCTTTCAAATTATTACAAGCACATATTTTTTTTATAATTTTGTCATCAATAGTCTTTAAACTAACAGAGCAAGTTTTCAACAAATAAGCAAAATAGTCTTGCTTGGCATCATTTTCTTTAAAATCAGGATTTTCAACTATCCAATCTTGAATCAATTTAAAATGTGCTTTATTTAGATTATGTAAAGCACCTTTTATTTTTGTTTTATCACTATCTTTTTCCCATAAATCATTATCTTTAATATACAATGTTTCGCGCTTAGGATCCGTACAATGTAATGGTCTTTCAAATAGCGACATTTTATTAATAGTTTGAATAATAGCATTGCTCAATCCAATTTCTAATCCCTTATTTTTTGTTAAATCTAAATCTTCCAGTGTTAATTTTATTTGCTTTATAAAATCATTCATATTTATCGCATTTTTACATTGCTCATTTAGAAAAACATTAATATTGAAATTTTGTTTTATGTGTGCTGTATTGTTTGTTATATTACCTATTTTAGGCACTATTTCGACTAATTGTCTATGTTGTTCTCCTAGTTGTTTTTGTTGCTCTAATAATTGTTGTTGTTGTATTAGTAATAAATTTTTAATATCATTGTTTTCGGATATTAACTTCATTATCATATTTTGGTCTACATTATTTTGCAAAATAACTTGACAATTAGGTTCCTCAGTTTTATTGCTTACAACCTTAAAATCACATTTTTTTTTATGATTGTATAAACTCTGATTATGGTTATATTTTTTTCCACATTCACAAGTAAAACTTTTATTTGTTGTGGGCGCGCTATTTATAAGTATTTCATTGTTTTTATGTTTTTGCGTTTGTAAATGTCTAAAGTAATCTCCTTTTTTACACGTATTATAATGACATAAATTACATTCGTAAAAAATGGAGTTTTTTGCGCTTTTTTTATAAGTCATTTATAAGTATATTATACTTATAATAAATTCTTAAATCAGTTTTTAAAAATTTCCGCGCAAATATAAGTATTTTAAAATATGGTTTATGAAAATTATAATTAACATACTATTTTAAATACATATATCATAACAAATTAAATCGAGATTAAAAGTTGGCGCGAAATTTCGCGAAATTTATAAGTATTTTATAAGTATTTTATACTTATAAAAAACGCGCAAAAATTTGAAAAATCTTGAAAAAAGTTTATGGTAAGGATTTTTAAGGCATATTTTAAAATATTTTATTATCTTTATGGTGCTAAATACAATTTCATAAAGAAAAATTCTCAAAAATTCTATAAAGGTTCTTAAAAATCAAAAATGGACATTTATAAATGTCCAAAACCCAAAAAATTTTCAAATTATATTTTTCAAAAAAAGTGAACTAAGCCTTTATTTATTATTTTGGGGGGTCTAGAACAACTTTGTAAGGTTCTCATACTAAGTTTTTATAAAATCTTTTAAAATCTTTTGTAATGACAAGGTAGTTTATAATTTATAGTTTATAGCTTACAGCTTATAATTTTTTATATTTATACATATTAATAAAATAACTATAAAATGTATAAAATCACGAAAGTAAATGAAATATTTTTCTTATATTCTCTAAGAGCAAGTTTCATATTGTATATTATTGTTTTATTAGGTGTTGGTGGTTTTGCACCACAATATTTAGAATACTTGAAGTCATTTTTGCGTATATATATAGGTTCTTTGTTAGTTATATATTATAATCCTATTACATATAACGAACGCAAATTTGGAGAATATGATAGACAGTTAGTATTTTCTTCTGGTGTATTTTTATTATTGTCGAGCACAATAATAGGTTCTATTGAAAGTTATTTACAAAGCAATGCTAAATATGTTATAAGCAATAGTATTAATGGACTAGTTTCCAATGTAAACAATGATGTTGTAAAAATGTTTAATTAAAAAATTAGTTGTTATAATTATATTTTTTTATTTTTCTTTGTAAATTTTCGTGATTTAGAATTAAAAAATGCGTCTATTTTTTTTATTAATACATTACCAAAAACTTGTTCTATATTGTATTCTACTTTTGATTTATTTAAATATTCTAGTTTGTAATTTTGTGTGTTGCTAGCAATAAAATCTACGAAATCCTCTTTTGATTTATTATTAGGAAAATAAGTATGCATTTTATCATACGTTTTAGATGCCATAGTTAAAAAATTAATATTGTGACTATATGGTTTCAAGTTTATATATAATACATTTTCATTATACATTTCATTATGCTTTTGATCATCTATAAAACATATTTGACTATTTGATGGTAGTTTTGTGCAATTTATTAAATCTTTCATAGACTTTCCATGCGAAGTTCTACAAACTTCAATAATTTGTCCGTTTACTTTAAATGCTCCAATTATTCTATCAAACAACTGATATTTTAATTTATAGTGAAAATAATTTTGAATCATAATAGCCCAAGATTTTGGACCATTATTATTTGTGTATATCATCGCATAATTACACAATCCTTTTTCTTTTTTTTGCTTAATATTTTTCAATATATTTAATATATTGGGGCGCAAAAATTTAGGAAAACAATCTAATAGTTTAAAAAACAACATTTCATTACTATTATTAATATAGTTTGTAAGTAATGACCAAAATACATATAATTGTGAAAAATGACCGAGCGTTTCATCTAAATCAAACACGATTACATAATTAATACTATTTGGAATAGCGCTTTCTATTAACATAGCACTTGTGTAATTCTAATATAACATTATAAAATAATTTTGCCATATAAAATATTTATTAGCATTATTTATAGTTTATACTATAAATAATGCTTACTAATTAAACCAAAAAGTATATGTTTAATAGTTTCCAGTATAAATTATATAGGCTAAAAATAGACCAAAGAAATTCTTAGCAAAAAGGTCTAATATATTATATAGTATATTTTTGGCATAATAAGGTAAGGCAGCAACAAATCCATATAAAGACCAAAAAAATAGAAAATAGAAGAAAAAAATATAACCATTATTAGTTTTTTGAACAAAATTGCTATAAATCATAGCATAATATATGACAAAAGGTATAAATCCAAGAATTATAGCATATAGCACAGGAATAACTTTTATTTCTCCCAAATAACCAAACAGCAACATTGCCCAATTTAAAAGCAAAATCGGTATAATAACATTAGAATTAGTAGTTAAAATAGAATATAAAGTTAGACCATGTGTTTGATTTGTTTCTTTGGCATTAAGAAATATTAAATAAGAAATTAATGTAACAAGCATAGTAGGGGTTGTAATCATCCAATCAAAATATCTTTTTGGTGTTATATTTGTAAGTGTATAAAAATTAAAAGCCAACCATATATAAAATACTCCTTCAATTAATTGAACAAATAATTCCAAGAAAAATAAGTCTTTTATTAAATTATATACAACAGGAATTTCTGTAAAAATACCTTGAATACTTACTATAAATGTAAATATTTGTATTGCTATAGAAATTATTAATGTATAATTTAGTATTTTTTTGGCATTCATAGTAATTATATATATATTTATACAAAATATATGTTATTTTATAAAAATATATGTAAATATATAATATAATAGTTAATGAATTTAACAAAAGAGGATTATATTAATATTTTAAATTATTATAATATTAAAATAAATTCAAACACATCTTTAAGTTCTATAAAAAAAATGGCAGAAAACATAATAGCGAAGAAATTATGTAGTTGTATTAAAAAAGTTCCCAATCCAGGTAACAAAGAAAGCCGCGCTATTGGAATATGTAATCATAGTGTACTACAACGTAAGCATTTAAAAATAAATGGATTCTCGTGTAAAAAAAGAATGATGTTAAAAACAAGCAAAACAAATAAAAATAAGTTGACTAAAACAATAAATGGCAAATTACTTTTAAATAAAAAACAAACACTAAAGCAAAAAAAATAATACATACAAATATCACATATAAGCACATTCCAAACAAAGACTACGGAAACTTACCAATTAGAGCATCTACTTGCCACTTCAACAATGGTTCCTTTGTTCCTGTTTGGTAATGTATCCACGTTGAAGGCGTAGGCTCCGCATTGAAGGTCACATTCACTTGCTTGTCGCCATCACTACAATGATCACCGTAGTGCCGCGACACATTTGGATTTGACCCAACTAAAACATACTTCACAAAGCACTCAGCACAATAATGATGCTTTACAGGATACTCTTTTCCATTGACAAACATGGTCGTAGATTGCATGGGCTTTTGAATGCGATGATAGTACCGACTGTACCCATAATTCCATACATACTCGCACACAGCTTCAGTATCGTAGTAGCAGTTTGCGTTTGCACAATCGCCCATCACATGCTGGAATTCAAAACGCTTGTCAACATAACGTTCAGTAAACACTCCATACTTCACTGAAACCATTTGTCCAGCAATGTAAAATTGGCTTACAGATTTGCTAAACAACACACACGTCTCTTTGAAACTCACAAGATAGTCTTTGTTTCCAAGGCGGTCAACAATGAGTGCGATGATTTCGCTTGGGAAGTCGCAAATATTGATAGCACAGACTTCGCACATCATCATTGCTTTTCGCTTGCCGCTTGCCGCTTGTCGCTTGCCGCTTGTCGCTTGTCGCTTTTTTGTCCGGACTATAAATAAATAGAAAAAAAAAGTAATCAATTTTTAACTACTATAACAAGACATTTATAAAAATTTTGTTATATTATTTAATCAAATTTTTTTAACAACACATACAGGTCATTATCTAATTATGTGCCAACATGTATTCCTGATGCTCGGTTAGCACGTGATCTTCACAAGTAACACAATTGAACCATGTAGAAGGCCAAGGTTCATTATGAAAGTAGACCTCTACCTCTTGAACACCATCACAATAATTTCCATAGTGCTGTGAAGCATTCTTGTTGTCACCCACCAAAACATGTTTCTTGAAGCACTCACAACAATAATGAGACCTTATCCAATGCGGTTTGCCATTCACCCACGCAGTTGTAATGTTCAACGCTGCCTGCCGATCAGTATGTTCATATGCCTGGGAGTGAGCTTCCCATATGTATAGCACCGCACTTTCCGTCTCCTTCACACACTCAGGATTAATACAGTATTCTCTCTTTGTCGGAACAAACTTCTCAAAAAACTCCTTCAAGCGCTCTCTAGCAACCGAAAACGAAATGTGGTCGGTTGACATATTGCTCTTTGCTCTTTGCTTTTTTATCCAGACTATAAACAAATAAAAAAAATAAATAATCAATTTTATAAAAGTATAACAAGAACTCCTTAGATAAATATATACTTACATCTTGTGTAACTTATATTTACTTCATCTATATAGTTATAATTGTGTTTAACATTTTTTAAGTCACCTACCAAAACAAATTTTTTTAAACATTCACTACAATAATGTGTATTAAGACAATACTTTTTATCATTAATCAAAAGTATTGTTTTTTTTAAGGCAAATTGCTTAATATGAACGTAACTATCATAACCATTGCGGTAATGCTTATAAAATACTTCTTTAGTATCATGACTACAATTAATATTAACACAAAATGTTCTTGGGGAAAATTGACTAAGTCTATATGATAACAAAAGTTTGGCAATTGACAACTTTGAAACGCTATTATAGATACTTAAACATGTCCTCTTAAGGAGAGCAAGATAATAATAATGTTTTACATGACTTATAATAATTGAAATAACATCATTATTTAGGTCGCAAAAAGTGATAGTCATTAATAAATAAACTTTTCGTATAAATATAAATATAAATAGTTTGACCGGAATATAAAAAATTGTTTTTTTAAATAAACAATCAATTTTTTATAGGTGTCTTATGCTTATCTTATGCTATGTTATTTACAAAATGTTATATTAACTTGCTCAGGAATACGATAGTTATGTGATACTTTTTCATTATTGCCGACCAATACATTTTTTTTAAAGCACTCACAACAATAATGAGAATTAATGCTATATATTTTATTATTAACTACTATATTTGATGTGTTTAATGGTTTTTGCCAACTATGGACGTAACGCCTATTGTAATAATTATGAACATTTATATATAAATCGGATGTATCATCATAGCAACAAATATTTATACAAAACCGCCGCTTAGTAAATTTTTTCAAATTTTTAGATAGCATGCGTTTAGCAATCGTAAATTTAGTTGCTTTACACAATACAAGAGAAGACCTGTTCATATTTATAAGGTCTTGACAATTAGGTATATTTTTAATAATAAGTTCCATAATATCGGTTGGCAATTGGCAAATCATTTTTCAAGATAGTAAAGAATATTATTTTACAATAAATAAATATTAATCAATTTTTTAGAAGACTATCAATTTTGTTTATGTAAATAGTCAACGGCTTTAAGGATTATTTCTTCTTCGCTATTTAATTTTTGAAATATTATGTTTTCATTTAAATATAGTGTAATAAAATTATGATTATAACTTTTTAAAACCAATGCCAATCCTTTGTCGTGAATTTTAATATCACATAATAGTGCGCCATTAGTTATTTTAATAGCATCTATTTTGTTTAAATTTATCCATCTTAAGTTTCGCCCATATTTTAAATCTTTTATATTATCTATATACATATAACCATGTAATTTTTTGTGATAACTTTTTAAATCTTCTCGCTTTAATCCTAGTTCTTGTAAGATCTCATTTTTCTTGCGTTTTATTTCTTGAATATTTGTATTTATAATATTTAAATTATCATCGTTTTCTAGTGCTTGTTGTAATAAATCAATATTCATAAATTAGGAACTATATATAAAATATTTATAATTTTATATTTTATAAGTTTATATATAAAATCGTTAGTATAAATGAAAATAACATTCAAAAATAATAATGTATATTATTATCATTATAAATTATTTCGTGGTGAATTAAGTTGGGTTTTATTCCCTATTATTTTGATATTAATATTTTATCTTAATAATTATATTAAATATGTAAGTTTAATTTTTTTATTGATTGGAATAGTTGGAATAATTGATACTTATTATAAAATATTAGAACAAAAGTTAGTGGGTATTTTTATTTTAATAATAATAATGCATCTTGTTGGTTTTTATCCATTACTAAACGTTAATAAATACTTTGAATACAATAACATTATATATTTATTTGGAATAATAGCATTAGCTATTATATATTTTATACCATATTGGCCTTATAGTGTATCAAGAAACATTGTAATAACAATAATACTATTATTATTTTCAAGTTATACATTATATCATAGTGTATTGAAAAAATAAAAATAATCTATATACAAATAATAAAAAATATATAAAAATAATATATAATTATTTTATATATTATGTTTTTTGAATTTAAACATTTGAGAGATTCAAATATGAATTATTTCGAGCATATGTTCATTTCTTTAAATTATTCTTTTATATTATTTATTTCTTGTATTAAATCATTAATTCATTCATTTATTCCTGATTTATTTGTAAGATCTACTAGCGAATGTATAATAGAAATTAATAATAAATTAGAAAGACATAATATGAGAAGAGCATAAAAAAAAGAGTGATTTTTACAATTAAAATACCTATTACTTGGTTTTAATAATTTGTATACTTATTTAGTTCAGTAATAATGCTTTGACTTCTTAAAACAATATCTTTTTCTTCAAAAGTTTCATATTCTTTTGCTATATTTCTAGAAATCATACAACTACTCTTTTCATATGATAATTTTTTTTTTGTATATGCTTTACAACCGAGAGAATTATTGCCTTTATGACCATTTGGACTATTTTTTCCTTCTAATAAAGTCAAATTTCCAATATTATTTATTAATAATGGATCTAATAACTTTGTTTTATCTTTTTGGCAATAAATATGTTCAAGAGTATATGCTAATGAAACCGTATGTATATCAGTATTAATACATGTTTCAAGAAATAATAATAAATATTTAGCATTTGTTGAGTTTAAATTAATAATCTGTAATTCTTGTTTATAACTTTCATCTGTAATTTTTCTATTTTTATTTTTTACTAGGCAGGCGTTTATTTCTTTATAATAATCAAATTTACTATTTTTAATAACTTCATTTGTTATTTTAATAAACACTTCAGAATAACACAAACTATTGAAAGTTAGAGTTTTAAACTGAATATTTCTACAATACCATGTAGTCAATAATTTAATTAAATCTTTATCGATTGTATTAACTATATAAAATATAGGCAATAAACACCACATATATGCTTCCCAATTTAAACGAAATTTGGGTGTATCATTAATTAATCTCCCATATTTATCAATACTAATTTTATCCATAATTAGAAATAGTTTTTCTACTATTTTGAAAAATTTATTTATTTCTTTATAACAAGTATCTTTATCTTTGCAGTCAATAATAGGTTTGTATAATTCTTCATGCTTAATTTTTCTAACAATTACTTTATTATATAAAGAAATTGCTATATCAAATATTTTTTGTCCATAATCTTTTTTATATATATTATTACCTTTATGTTTTAATTTCTCCCATTTTTCATATACTTCGACCTTTTTGCTATCTTCTATATTGACCAGAATTGGATTTTTAATTATATCCAACGTTTCTACTGACTTACCTCTATTATTTTCCCAATCAAATATTTTACTAACATATTCAGGGTCAGTACAATCATAATATTGAATATCAATATCAAATAAAATAAATTTATATAAATCAATGATTTGTTGCTCATTATAATTTTTTTTTATAAAATAATTATAAATAAATATATAAGCAGCATATAATTTTGTATTTGGAGTTGGTTTAGTATAAATATCGCTGTGCTTATTAGTTAAATGCTCAATAAATTTATTTTTGCTCATAATTTTTGTATTACAGTGTTTACATATATATTTTTCCTCTTCTTTATTATCTTCTTCTTTGTCGTCTTCTTCATCTTTGTTTTCATTATTATCAACTGACACAAAATCTTTTATATTAGATACAAATTCTAAATGTGATTTAATGTTATTATTATAAATCTTTATTAATGCTTCCATATCAAATGGATTAATACAATAAATTGTTGGAATTATAGTGACATTGAATGTTTCTTTAATTTTTTCTTGTTGCTCTGTCAATGTATCTATTTCTGTATCTACTGCTAATAATTGAGTAATTTTTTCTTTTAATTTTGTTGGCACCAAAGAACCTATTACAATAAGAATTAAAATTGTAGTTAATATTCTCTGTTGACCATCATAAATATTATTTACATTGCCTTGTTTTAAATTTATAATTGAACCCAATTTTAAAACATATTTATTTTCCTTATAAATTTCAAATATATCATCTAAAAATTTACTTATTTGTTTCTGTTCCCAAGAATATTCACGTTGATTCATTGGAATTGTTAGATGTTTTTCTAATATTGATTTCCAAGACACTTGATTTGTGGTATATGGTTTAGATCTACTTGACATTTTATGTTATGTTATGTTATACTATTTTTATTTTATTTTATTTTATTAACTAATCAATTTTTTTTATCAAGAAAAAAGATTATAAAAAAATTGACTTATAAAAAAATTATTTAACATTATTATAAGAATAATATAAATATGATGGTAGATGAAGAATTAATAAGTGCTATGAAAAAAACTATTAAAACTATTGTTATGAATAGTGAAAATATTACAAACTATTTAGATTTATATAATTATCCAAATGATTGTTATGAAACTATGGACGAATATATTTTAGATAAGTATAATTATGAATTATTTGGGAAAAGTGTGTTTTGGAAAGAATTTGAAACTATTGGACTTAAAGAAATTCATAATTTTATACCTGCTATTATAAATATATCGCATCGCTATAGTAATTATTATGATGTTATTAGTTGGATTCAAAATGGAGAATATTATAAATTAATGAGTTTATATGCTTTAAGTATATCCTATAATATTATAAAAACTAATATTACAACTATTAAAATGACTTGGTTTAATAATGATGCAACAAGTCTTTCTGTTTCCAAGTAAATAATGTGATGGCTTTAAAAAATTGATTTGCTTTAACAAATATTTTTTATAGTATTAAAATATTAATGATGATTAGCAATTACAATTATAAATTTGGTATTAAATTATTTTACATTATATACTACATTAGAAACTCGGTTGTTAATTATTATATGCAAGTTAATAGAAAACCGCCACCGCTTGTTCGCCAAAATGCTTTTATAATAGATAATATTCATATTATTATGTAAATATAGTTATTATTTAAATAACTATATTTACTTAGGATGTGTGCTACGTAGTGGGTTAAATAACGCCAAATTTTTTTATTGTTGTAAAAATAATAAAAAAAAATTGATTAGTTTTTTATATATTATTTATTGATAAAAGTTTATAATTATAATGGCAACTTCGGCATTGATTTTGCTCAGTTTACTTAATACAAATAAGACAATGTCAAATATGTTTGACTTAAATCATTTTAAAATGCAAGAGAAAAACAAACTTTTACAAATTAGGAAGCAGAACTATGAAACAAAACGCAGTTTATCAAAAGCATTAATGTATAATAATAATATCAAGAATTACAAAACATATAACTTAAATAATTATAATATTATCAAGGAACGTAAGCGCTAAATATGTTTTAAAAATTATATGTTTAAAAAAGTATATAAATTTAATTAATAATTTTTTATTTGAAGCAATGTGAATTTCTATTATATTATAATAATTGTTTAAATAAATTTATATAGTATTTATAATATAAATGTCAACAGCTAATGATTTATATAATGTAACTTTACATAATTTTGAACAACATAATATTATAAATAAAACAATAGCAAATAGAAATTTTCCATCAAATAATTTAGCAATGAATTTTTCATTTAGACCAGTAAATACAAAATATACTTTAATGCCTACATATAATCATCAAATAGAATCATCGGTGCCTATAGACAATAGCGAAGTATATAATGTAAATAGCACATTTTTTCCAGGAACTAGAAAACCACATTTTTGCGGTTTTGCTACAAATGTTGACAAGGAATCTACTTTAAGAAACCAATTTTTTGCCTTACAAAAAGCAGACCAAGTTGCCTATGTTCCAAATAGTTCTAGTGATTTATATGAAAATAATATTACTTTTTCAACACACAATGCTAATTTAGACGCACATTTATTATTTAAAGAAGAAAGTTTTAATGATTTTAATCCAAATATATCAAGTTCAATTGGAAATGAAATATTTTATAACTCAACACGAGTTCAATTAAAAGATTTAAAATAAAATTTATTATAATACATAGTTATGAAACAAAATAATAAAAATAATAAAATTAAAAAGTCAAAACAAATGAATGTAGTAAGTATTGATTTAGAGCAAAAAGAACCCAAAGAAGTTAAAGAAGTTAAAGAAGTTAAAGAAGTTAAAGAGGTTAAAGAAGTTAAAGAAGTTAAAGAGGTTAAAGAGGTGAAACCTATTGAATCATTTATAAACAATATAGACTTGTTGTATTTAACAAACCAAGTTCAATATGCTAAAACAAATAAGTTAGAAAATTTATTGAGCAATAATAGTTTATTAAAAGAAATCTTTGATAATTTAGAAGACAACATTAATTTATATAAAGAGCAAATTTTAAAATATAATACTTCTACTTTAGAAAAACTATTGGCTACTAATAGTGATGCTAATAACAATACTAATACTAACATAAATGAAAAATACAAAATGTATTATTTATTATATGTTTTAAACTTAATACTACATTTAAAAGAAAAAAAAATGAAAAATATGATAAAAGATGAACTAAAAGAATACTCAAATAGTAGTGTAAATAATCAAAGCCTCGGTGATTTTAATATAACTGCCGAAACTATTAATTGTATGTGTCCACAAAATGAAACTTCAAAAAAAATACAAAATTTAGATTTATTTGTTGTCAGAAAATCAAACAAATATAATAAAAAAATACTTCCACAAAAAAGGGAATAATTTTTTTATAATTATATATTAATTAGCAAAACTTTAATTATTATGATTAATGTTAAAAATAACATATATAAAAATTTTACAAAAACAAAAAAATCGCCATTTAAAATGCGTTTACATAGACATAAACAAAGAACAACTCGTAAATATAATAAACAATATAATAAACAATATAATAAACAATTTAATAAACTAAAATGTTCTCCATATCAAAGCAAAAATATAGACCAAGAGTTAAAAGATTTTACTTGCTATTCAAGGAGCAATTTACAATTGTTTAAAAATGTATGGAATGCTAATAACAGTGATAAAATAGTGACAAATAATAGCAAAGAAATATGGGAATATTTTAAAAACAAATTAAACAAACAATGTTATGATGAATTATGTTGGTTAAAAAATACTCCATTAAATAAAGTTAATAATAGTGAATTGTTAGTAAAAGAAATATTTAAACCTTTCTCTCCGGAAAGATGGTCTACAAAACCAAATACATGGTTGTCTAGTGTTGATATAATAAAAATAATGAAGCAATATGAAAAATCAAATAAGAATTTTAAGTTTATAGGACCATCGCCAATAGATTTTGACTCCAAAGAGTTGTTTTCGACTTGTGTATGGGAGCAATTATGTAATTTTAATTTAGAGGAACATATAAAAAATAAAATTAGTAAAATAGGCGTCATATTTAATACTGACCCCCATAATAAACCAGGACAACATTGGATAGCATTATTTTTAGATTTAACTAAAAAATTTATTTTTTTCTTTGATAGCAATGGAACTAAAACACCAAAACAAATCAAAGTTTTAATTGAGAGAATAGTAAATCAGGCACATAATTTAAATATTAAATTAGTAGCCGATAATAATGAAGGTTTCACACATCAATTTGGTGATGGACAATGTGGGATGTATGCGTTATATTTTATAATAGAATTATTACAAGAAAATAAAACGTATAATTATTTTAAAACAACACGTATTAAAGATGAAACTATGAGAGAATATAGGAAAAAATATTATAATGAGGCGCATATAAAATTAGGTTCACAATTTAATGATTAATTTTTTGCTTGCTCTTGTTCTTCGTGTTCGGCAATTAAATATGGACTAATACTAGAAATTTTAGTATTATTTGTCTTTGTCAAATCTAATTTAGTTAATATATATTCTCCACAAGGACCACAATTGTCTTCATTTGCTAAATCTATTTTTTTGTTTAATTTAATAGCACATCGTTCTTGACTCCATCGTCCAAGAGGCCCCACTTCATTTAAAAATAACATATTAAATAGTGTTTTGCTATATAAAAACTTGGTTGCTTTTGTAAAAGGCATTGTGTTTATTACTATACTAACTATGAATTAGTATAATAATAAATCAATTTTTTTCATAATAAATGGTATGTATATTTAAAATTGAATATAGTATAAATATTACTATAATAATACTATTAACCTATATAATCAATTATGACAACAACCAAAAAAGTGCTTACTGAAGATTTAGGTAAAATATTTGAAATGGCGTTATGTTTATATTATGACACACCTTATGACGGAAATTACAAATATAGTTTAGACGAGGCACATTCTCTCAAAAATAAACTTATTAATCTAAAAAATGTGTTTCCTTATGCTATTAAACATTGTGCTAGTCGCGGAAGCAAATATGATTTTGAATGTATAGATGACAAAAACATCCATCTAAGTGCTAAAACAACCAAAAAAGATGGTAAAGTCTGTCCACAAGTTATAGGGCAACCCTCGCGCAAGAAATTTTGTGAATTTTTCGCACTAGATCCAACTACTAGTTTAGAGCAAATAAAATTTTATATTATAAATAATATTGCTAATTTATTACAAGTCTATAGTGCGCATACATTTGATTGTCCCATACTTTATTACAATAAACATAAAAATTTATTGGCGTTTATAGTTTTAAAAGAGCATATAAATTGGTCAAATTATGCTATTAAATTTAGTCATAATGTAAAAAATAAATTATGGAATGAAAGTTCTTCTATTAGCATAGATGGAATAACTATTGGTGAATTTCAAGTTCATAATAAACGTGATTGTATTAAATTTCGTTGGTGTTTTGAAAAATTTCTTAGTATGTTTGAAAAGCATTTTATTATTAACAATTTGTAATCATTATAATTATATTGATTATAATTTATAATTATAAAAGTGGTACTATTTTATCATAATATGCTTTATCAAGTTCACATCCTTTAAAATTGCGTTTAGTGTTTTTACACGCAAGGGCAGTAGTTCCTGATCCCAAAAATGTATCTAATACTATATCGCCTTCATTCGAATGTTTTTTTATGAGTTCTTCAAATAGTGCCAAACTTTTTTGTGTAGGATGAAACCTATTTTTTCCGCCTTGTAATGGATAATAATATATTCCGTTGTCATACGCACTATTAAATGTTGGACAACCATCTTTAACGCCTAATAGCGCAATCTCTCTACAATTTGTTAAATAATTTACTTTACTATTTCTTGGTTGCGGATTAGTTTTAATCCATTCAATAAATCTAATTTGTTTGAAATTATATTTTTCTAGCAAATCCTTTAGGTTTGTGATTTTCCATAAGTCAAAGAACATAATTAATGTGCCTCCTTTTTTTAATACTTTATAATAATGTTCAATGAATTTTTCTAAAATAGTCAAAGTAAAATCACTATCCCAATTTCCATAATCAGTTTTAATACAATATTTTTTTCCATATAGCGAACCATATTTTATATAATTGTCTTTTTGTGAATCATCTTCAATAGCATTTTGCTGTTTATAGTTAATCCATTGTTCTTCTGACTTAACTTCATTAATATTGTTTTCTTCATTATATTTAACATTGTTATAATGTTTATCTAGTCCACTTGTTTTAGATATAATATATGGTGGGTCTGTTAATATTAAATCAATAGAGTTGGGGTCTAATGTTTTTAAGTATTCTAGTCCGCACATATTTTCAATAGTTATACTAGGATCATTTGTAGTTGTAGCAACAACATTATTACTAACGGATGCTTCGCTAACTGATGCTTCACTATTTTCATTAGATAAACTTTCAATTAATTTAACTAAATTATCTTTACTTTTAGATTTACATTTTTTAATTCCAAGTTCTTCGCATTTTATTAGAAGTTCTGTCTTAGTTAATTTTGATAACTCCATATTATTATACTATAAACAAAGCTAGTATAATAATAAATCAATTTTTAAATAAATATATCGATTATAATTTAATGTCTACGATTACGTCTTGCTGTTTTTTTGCCGCGACCGCGTCTTTTTTTTGAACCTTTATTTCTTCTAGCTTTAGTCTTAAATCCTTTGCCAAATATTCTTTCACTCCATGACTGACCAGTAGTGCTGGCTTGACTATACGGATTTACTGTGTGGCGAATGGTTTCTTTGCTTTTTTCGCGCTTAGGTGTGTCATCATCTGAACTCGAGCTCGAACGCGAAAGACGCTCTTCCTCTGCTGCTGCTGCCGCACGCCTTCTCTTCCCTCTCCTCTTGAGTCCAAAACTTGGCATTTGTTTATATATTAAAATAATATAAAAATAAAAATAAAAATAAAAAATCACTAAATATATATTAAGTTATATAAATATTTATTCTAAAAGTTTTAAGCAAAATCGCGTTCCCATATTTCGCGTTTTGGTGCCATTCTTCCTAGCTCCCAGTCTGGATTTGCGTTCATAGCTTTAAGAAGTCCATCATAATCTATATCTGGTTGTGAAGTCATTTTATTTAACAACATAATATTATAATCATAAGCAAATTGAGTATATTTTCTATCTTTTGTATACTCAGCAGTCTGGCTAGCATTTCCTCTAATATTTCGGCTAGCATTTCTTTTTAATTTTTTTAAATTTGTTAATCCTTTATCTAGTAGTGCAAGCAAGTCTTTATTAATAGCTAGTGCCAATTTTAAATGCCGTTTATATTCTTGTTTGGCCTTGTCTTGAAAATCATAACAGCCAATACTAAATCCTCTGTTGTTAAAGGCTGTATCTACTCTTGTAGTTGGCAAGCAAGCACTAATTTTTGAAGCACCAATTCCCCGTCCTTTTCTTTTTGAATATAATTTACGTCTTCTTTTAGTTAAAGTGGTGCGTTTTCTATTTTTTTTTGTTTTTCGCATTATATATCAACAAATATTTTATATTATTTTATTATATATATAATATGGATTTTTATACTCGTTTGTTTTGGATGTTTTTCTTAGTCTTTGTTATTTTATCTGGCTATTTACTTTGCTGTACCAAGAAAACTGATATATTTTATTTTCAAATAGCTTCTGGAATTGGAATGTTTGTTACAAGCAAAATTGGAAGAAGTTTTTTAGGAATAAGTAAAAAGTAGATTACTATATATAATTATAATTATAATAATAATAATAATAATAATTATAATTTTATACTATATATGGGGTTTGTTAAAAACAAAAAGTTTAATATATTATTTATAGTAGTTGTGTTTATTCTTATGCTTTTAAATTTTATTACTTTTGATAGGTATATAAACGCATATATAAATGGTGAACCTCCGCCAAAGCGATTAATTCGAAGAACATTAGATACTTATTTTTCAAAATGATTGATTCCATAATTTATCTAATTTCCATATAGGAGTGCGTTTATTTAGTGCCCAACGTGAAAAACGATTAACATAATGACGACAATCATTAATACCCAATATATATTTTTTTTGTAGAGTTTTTTCAAATTCAACAACTTCGTCCAATGTTTTGCTAGTTTCACCCCAATATATAGTTTTATTGGCCAAAGTTTCTGGAATATAAAATTTGTATATTTTATCAATCAATCTTACTTCATTATTAATAACATTAGTTGCACTAGTACTAGAAACACCAATATTATTAATTGTTTTATATTCGCATTTTGTTGGGTCGCAAAAGGGTCTGTAATCATATCTTAAAATAGTATCATCACTTTTAAAACTAATGCCAATATGATACAAATTGAATTCATTGTTAAATTTTTCTAAATGTAAATGAACTTGTGTTTTGGGATTGTATGTTGGCACAATATACGAAAATAATGTTTGAATAAGTAATAATAAAACAAACATACTTTAACTAATATATGATAATATAAAAAATTGATTTATACTATAAATATAAATATGTTTATATATATATTTATAAACATATATATATATAAACATATATAAATAAGATGCAAAATTGTTTAATATGCTTGGAAGAGTCTAATAATTTAAACGCAATAACTCATTGCGGAGTTTATTATGTTCATAGTAAATGTTATAGTCAATGGTTAATAAAAAATAATACATGTATTGTATGTAGGAAGTCTTTAACGCAAGAACCAAATAATACATCCGAAGTAACTAGTGAGGAAACTAGACTAACATCAATAAAATTTATTATTGCAAATATTATAATTAGTACATCGCTATTAACATTGATAATATTAACTTTATACATTTTTGTAACTTGTGATTTAAAAAAGACACATTGTAAATTATTTTAATTATTTAAAGTTAAAATAATTATTTTAGGTTTAAATTAAGTTAAAACTAATGTGCTTAAATACTATAAAGATTGTATTATGTCTAATATATTATTGAGCGAACAAAATAAAGAACTTTTATGGAATATATTGTCTAGCAATAGAGCGTTTGTTAATATTCCAGAGTCAAAGTTTTCAAATGTAAAAGCGATTTTTGAAAGTAATATAACTAAAACTTTTAATGAAAATAAAGAAATCTTTATTAGTAATTATAAAACTGGTGATTCTAAAAATATTGTTATACAATTAAACAAAATTATTTTACAAAATATTATGTTAGATATTAATAGTTTAAAAAAATCATTATTAAAACCACTAGATATAAAAGATATTTATAAAAATGAGAAATCAGAAGAATTTGAAAAAGAGTTGCTAGAGAAAAAAGTGTCTTTTAGTAATTTAATTACTAAAAAAATTCCTGAAGCAATCGATTTTAGTGAAACAAAAGATAGTCCATTAGAAAATGATAGCATGAACGAACTACTTGAGAGAATACAAAGAGAGAGAAATAATGATGTGCCTGTGCCTAGTATTGGTATTCAAAATACAAATACAAATACAAATACAAATACAAATCAAAATCAATTAGAACTAGTAGACTTAGATAAATTTGATCCCCCTTTACCTTTAATAAATGAGGAAAATACAAATATGTTAGAAAAAGAAATTAGTTTTACTAATAAAACTAAAATTTTAAATATGGAAGATTTAATAAATAGTTTTTCAACTACAACAGAAAATACAAGAGAACTTACTAGAGAAAATAGTAATCTTAAAAAATTTGTAGCTAACGAAAATAATAGCGAACTCAATTTAAATCTAAATATTAAGTTAGATTTTTTAAATAAACAAATGGAAAAAGTTTTGCATAATCAAAAATTAATAATGACCAAATTAAGTATATAAACAGCAAAAATAGAATAAAATAAAAATAGAATAAAATAAACTTATACTATATATGCCCACTGCCAAACGAGTTAAACGAACCAGTAAAACACTCAAAAAAAGAATTCATAAATATCTATGTAAAAATATAGATATATGTTGTGAGGAAGATATAGATAGAAACAGAGCAATAGAACAAATTTTTACACTTTATAATATTATTCCCAATGAAATGTATGATGCTCATCCAGACGAACCTTTAGGTTTTATAAATAATGATTTACCTAAACTTTTAGGTTATACTATTACAATGGAGAAAAATAATGATAAAGAAGGTATAAAATTAAAAAATGAATTAGATAATACAATGTATAAAAATAAAAAACTAGATAAAACTAAAATAACAGAACTTTTACATAATGTTCCACTATATTATTTATTATCTTTAATTGGTTATGCTCATTATAGATTAAGTGAAGTTCAAAGAGTAAATAAACTATATCCTAGAGAATAAAAACAACTCATAAATTATATACAAATTAT